CTCTACATAGTAGTCGTGTCGCTTTGTTTGCCGATTCGTAGTCGAGTAAGCAAACCCGAAGCCGTCCTTTTGGGATGATAGTAAGCCTCGTGCTGTTACAGCTAATGTAGAGACCTGAGCTTTTGTTAAGCCCGTGATGTTTGATATTCCAATTATTTTACACATATTATTATTATTATTATTATTTTATTGTTAGAGTTGTGGTGTTACTGACGGTGGTGGTAGTTGTGGTAGCCCACCTTCTGGCAATGGTTCTGGTAGTTCCTCAATCTGTTCTGATTCTATATCAGCTTCTACCTGAATAGTTGGATTGAACTTCTCTTTACGGTTGATAGCCCACATCTTCAGCTGAAGAGGACAATCAGAGTTCAAGAACTCTTCCCAAGAACCTAAGTGGATGTAGTGGTTCTTTATGTAGTGTAGTAGTTCGATCCAGTTAACGATCTTCTGTGCATTCAAGCTCCCACTGTGGAGTCTTACTTCTACACATTCTCTACCCATACCGTAGTTGTGCATAGTAACTGCTTGATACTTAGTTGTAGTTGAGAAGGTTCCCTTACAGTAGGTAGACTTAGCTCTTGATGTAGGAACAAGCAGTTTTAACCAAGGTACTGCACTGCCTAGTCGTTTGCCCCTAGTGATAGTAGCAGCTCTGGATAAGTGCCGTGTATCTAAGTGTACGTGGACTCCGCAGGTTTTATTGATCTCACCTCCGTTTGTTTTGATGTAGTCACATACTTTATGTAGGCGAGTCCAATTACCATATTTAAGCATTACCCTAGTTTCTTGGCCCCTTTGGTACTGGTGTTCATCGAAGTTTCCAATCGATGAGTCATAACCCCACGATGTACCCCAGATGTCATTAGGGTTGTCGAAGTCTTTAGTACCTTGATCGTAAGTACCATCGCCGTGACAGATAGCAGGAGCAATCCACTCTAGTTCTACACCGATTGCTTCGCCAGCCGGTAAGAAGTTAGTTTTAACTCTTTGTGGGCGCATAGAGTCCCAAGAGTCTTTAAACTCTCGAACCTTACCTTGATAGTTCTGATTAGAGAACTCAGTTGGTGGGGCATAGAATTGCCGATGTGAGCGTATAGTTTCCTTGAGTGACCTAGCATCTTGTGGAGTAACACCGTTTGATGATAGTGTTTCGATGAGTTTCTCCACAAGTTTGTACCGATGTACACTTGTGTCGGTCTCTGTACCTAGGGTCTCCATTCCCTCTTGTTCAGTACGCACTTTCAAGAGGACATCTTCCCAGTTGTTTCGGTATCCTCTTCCTGTGAAGTTTCGTAATGATTGCAGTACACTTGGGTCAGCATATAGTAGTGAACCTAATTTAGAATCAGGGTTAAGTATGCGTTGCTTGTTAGGATACACTAACCACTCAACAGCAGAATGTTGAACTAATGGTAGTGTGTCGCGTGTGTTGTTAGTGTGTGTTAACAACTGAGCTAGTCTGTTAGCTCTCTTCTGTTTTTTATTTAGTTTATTTAGCATTGTCTTAGTTATTTAGGTTTAGTTGCAGTTGGTCTTTGTCTATATGTTTGTTCTCTAGCACTTCTTCCATTGTAGATAAGCTTTCGATAACTTGTTCGAAGTCCTCATCTGATAGTTCCCTAACCATTCTCAAGAGGTTGGTTAGCTTTATGTCTGTTAGGTTGTCTATTGCACTCATGATAGTACTTATTACTGTTGTTCTACTGGTGGGTTCATAACACGGTCATATCGTTCATTGCTGAACTTCTTCCAATCACCGTCCATTATCTGTGGTTGTAAGGGGCGATGCATCCAGAAGGCTTTTACACCTACGTAGAACCACGCCTTGATTGTCTCTCCGTTATCCATGTGGACATCTTCAAGTTCTCTTTTATACATATATGGAGTGTTCTCCATTATATCTATATGATTCAGTCGAGTTCTATCGACCTTGATTATTTTAACTCTGATGGGATGGTCACCTGGACGTACTGTACGCTCTAGTGCTATTGGGAATCCTCCGGTGTTCCACATGGTGTAACCGAAGACTGTCCCATCAGTAGGGCTCCATCCTTGTCCGTATCCATTGTCAAAGGACTTATGTAAGCCTCCTTCGTATGGGATGAGTAGTCCGTATGCTGCTATAGCTATGTTTGATGCTGGTTTCATGATAGTATTAATTTGTATAAGGCTGCTGCTATGTACACGACTAGTGCGGATACGATTATGATTAGCATTAGCCATTGGGTTAGTGTTAGGTCTTCTTCTTCTTCGTTGTTATGTTTCATAGTGGTTATGTCTGTATTTTTAGGATGGTCAACGATGATAGTATAGGGAGTCCCCCGTTCCCCCTCTGGTGGCGTACGCAGTAAGGGCGTTGATATGGTAGAGTGTGCATTGTAGTAAAAGGTGATTATGATGAGGAGGGAACTTTCGCTCCCCCCTCGGTTGGAGTGAGGGTTACTCACCGCGTTCGTGTGTCGGTTTGTCGCCGTCATCAAGTGAGTGATCCTTGTTAACTACAACGTTGTCGTAGCGTCCGTTCTCTGCGTCGTTATCAGGCACTTGATTGTACACGAATGGCTTTTTGACTGCTACATCATCATCATCATCGTGATCGGCGGGAGGTTCTTCTGTATCAACCTCAGTCTTGAATGGGAAGACGAACAGGCGTTGACCTTTCTTACCTGCCTTCGATTGGATCTGACGGTCACTGTTCTTCCAAGTGGACGTTAGGCAGATACCGTGTTCGACTCCAGCCAGTGTGAATGAACCGAAGTAGTCGTAGTTCTTACTAGAGTTAGCCTCCCACGCGATACCCTCGCCGTCTTGCTGCTTACGAGCTTGCAGTGCGTCTTGGTTGAGCTTGGTGATAGTACGAGCTTGATCTTCAGCACGTTCGTTAGCCTTAATCAATAACCCCTTCACTTCTTCCATCTGGGCAGTGAGGGTTGCTTGGTATTCTTCGTTCTTTTGTTTAGTAGTCATATTAGTTTGTCTCCGAGGTCAACGTGACCTTCACCCCTTGGGGTCGTTGGCTGGGATGCTTGCACAGGGTTCGCTGGAGTCAGAGCCAGTGCTTTCTCTGGCTGAACTCCACGGAACACGCGTGGCTCGCAGACCGACGTGCCACATCAGATGTGGCGCTAGGTGTGCCGCCTAAGTCCTAGCCATAAGAGGTCACGTTGACCTTGGAGACAAACGGCTTATGATGACTGCTAAACGAAAGGGCGGAGAATACCCCAGCAACTGAGGTGTCCAGCCGTAGATAACCGGATAGGGGCCGAGGTTAGTTTCGAAAGGAAGGCAGAGGATTTGTCTTCCTTCGCCACCGGAGGTCATACCTTCTCTAACTAGAAATGATAGTAGCTACAGGTAACGACGGACACACCCCTCCCCCCTCCCCTGCGGGTGTACCCGTAGAATAACCAAAGACTCCCCTGTAGGTAACTGCTGGCAGATCTAGCGGATAGTCTGGAATAATAAGTTAACCAGAGGGGGTACGGGGGACGACTGTTCTCGCCATGAGCGAGATACCCCCTCACATTTTTGTATCAAATACAACGAAGATTAACTCTTGACACTCTAAACGTTCATCCATAAGTTTCCCGCAGGTTTCCTACCAACGACACCCTCTAGAAACCTCTCAAGCTCCCTATCGATCCTGTCATTCTTAAGAGCGTCCACAGCCTCATCTACAGACTGAGCCATATGTTCAACCCAGTACCCACAAGCCATAGACAGTGCATCGAGTCTATCGTCATGTCTAAGTGAACCTTTATCGCGGGTTAGTCTTGACAACTGGTATAATAGAAGATAACTAAGGTTATCCGCAGTTGACCCTCCAGCTGTTCTTATTGAATCATAGTCATGTATAATAACCCTAGGATCTAAGATTAACCTATGGCTATTCATAAGGGGTTCTAAAGTGTCTATGATTCTTAGTTCTTTTTGTTTGTTATGTCTTACTTCTTCTACAGTTACGCTATACCCAACCTCAGTTAGCACAGGCTTCAATAGTTGGTTAAACATACCATCTCCGAAGTTAGCTTCGATGATTAGTCTGTTTACTTTGTTCTCTTTGGCGATCTTAGCCAACTTGATTAGTGTTGTCTTATCATACCCCCCTTTGAAGCCTCCAGCCTCTGTAACGAAGAGCTGGGACGCTAAGATCTTCACTACAGCGTACCCTGTCTCATCCTGACCACGCCCTGAGGGATCGATCGCCATAACAGCCCCAGTGTACTTCTCATGACCCTCAGCGATCTCCATAGGCTTATGGAAGTAGTCCCCACTAAAGCCTACATTGGGTACGTCCCTCAGTACCAAATCAGGGCTACTGGCCCACACTAGCTTGGGACTAGCGACCTCTCTGTCTAAGGGATGAACAATAAAATCACTAAGCTTAAGGGGATACCTTTCGAGGTCACTCAGTCGGCTATCGAGCATGAACTGTAGGGCAAACCCAGCCTTACCGTAGGAAGCCTCACGTTCTGCTAGGTCAATCTCGTTAAACCTAAGGGGATCTACGGGTTTACCTTGGTATTCCTCTGGATCGTCTTGTAGTTGCTGGGATATGGTAGGACATAGCCTGTCCCCGTAGATTTTCCTAGTACTACTGGGGTATCTTGCGGGCCATATTCTGGTTTCATAACCGCGCTCCAGCAAAGAGTTATATAACGTCTCTTCAGACTGTGGTGTCCCCAGAAAGATGATTCTTCCCTCAGGCTTAAGAATAGCCTCAAACTCCTTTACTGTCTCACCCAGCCTGTCTCTCATAAGCTGGGTCATACTGTTGTTAGCTGACTCAACATCATCAGCTACAATGATGTCAGCCCGCGACCCTGTTAGCTGTCCGGTGATACCCACTGATTTAACAGATGGAGCGTGAGCAGCGGGCGCAGGGCCAACATCAAAGCTAATCTTAGAGGAACGCTGGTCTTCAGAAGGCTTCAGATGCTGCAATATGGGCATCTCTGAGATTAACCGGAGGGTAAACGTAGAGAAGTCGTCAGACCTTGTTTTTGATGCTGATACCACAAGAAAGTTAAGCGTGGGGTCTAATAAGAGCTGATGTACGACAAAGGCACTTGTGATCCAACTCTTGCCCACCCCACGGAAAGCTTGAATGACCATACGTCTTGGGCCATCTTGAACGTACTTAGCAATGTCGTTCTGAACAGGCGTAGGGCTGGGTAGGTTCAGGTGCTTCCAAGTGAGGTACAGGAAGTTCCTGAAGTCTCTTACACGAGGGTCGATGTTAGTTTGTAGTTTCTTGGAGCGTAGGGGGGTCATAGAGAGGTTTTAGTAGTTAAGGTGAGTCGACACACTAGGGATACATTAGGATGGCTAGAAAGAGCAACTACGGGCCAGTATGGGGCAGGGCAGGGGGAGCCAAGAGAAACAGGCTCTCCGTAAGGCATCGTAAGCTTGGACGGGAGAGAGCCTATGGAATGGCGTACTCCGATGGTGTAATCGAAGTTGACCCAAGACAGAACCCTCAGGAGTACATGGATACTCTTATTCATGAGCTCCTCCATCAAGCTGCCCCGACTTCTTACTTAGATGAGGAAGCAGTTGTTGAAGTAGCTCAAGTACTGACGAAGCATCTGTGGGAGTCTGGGTATAGGCGGGAGTTGACAACAGGGATTCCCTTAGAAGTCTCAGAAAGGTAAACCAAGTACGAACATCAGTACTGGATTTACCGAAGTTAGCAAAGGTACACGTTAGTACAACATTAGAAGCTGTGTAATCCTTGGTAGAGTCAATACGGTCAATGCTGACTAACTGAGGGTGTCTAGGGGACACAGCAGAGGTTATCATTGGAACCTGAGTCCAGAAACAGAGTCCATACTGAGTTTTCCAGAGATCAGTTAAGAACTGACGATCTATACCTATTTTCTTATATTTGGGACTCTTATCAGCACAACCTATAAGGCGGTACTCCCAGTTCTTATCACGATACTTCTGCGATGCTATCTGGTTTTTCCGACGCTTCTCTATTGATTGTTTCCGAGTTAATGATTGTCCCTTTTTCATCATAAGGCAGTTCGTCCAGTATGTTTAGTAAGGGAGACCCAACAGCGGGTGTCACCGTAATGTGGTTATCTTTAAGCATTTGGCGAGCAACATTCAAGTCTGTAGGTGTAGCCACGCCTGTCTGAATACGGCTCAGCAGTTCTTCCGTTAGGGCAGTATGGATGCTCCCTAGTACTTCTTCGTTTAGTTCGGTCATGGCTATTTAATCATACGACCAGCTAAGCCGCCGTATCCTTTTTTGACTTCTTTGCTATCGGCTACATCCTTAGCAAGACCAAGTGCTCCTTGTTTCTTTTTTGTCTTCATTCCGGTCATAACACTCCGACCATTTACTGATGCTCCCATACACATAATATTTTAGTCCCTTCCTGATTCTAGTTGTTGTTCCAATTTGTTGATGTAACGACCCAACTCGCGGATTAACGCGACCCCTTCACTCGTCGATGTCGCGTTCTCCATTCCGACTGGATGCCTTTGCGCTATCTCGGAGAAACCTTGCAGCTTCACCGTCAAGCAACCGTTGCTCACGACGAACGCGAGCAGCATCAATGATATCTTCAACTTCCTCATTCTTGTTTTCCATTCGCTCTAAGGCCATTCGGGCCACCGCCACATCTTGCAACGCCTCAATCGCGTCAATGATGCGAGGTAACGCAGCAAGACCTTTGAGTGCTGCCAGTATCATTTTCCTTTGGCGGAATACTCCTTGAGAGCATCCACAATGCTTTGCCCACCGATGTAGGATGGTACGATAATAATAACCGCACCAATTACGTTCTCTGCCACGGCTGGTGACAGGTTAAACCACTCGGTAGCCATGACAGTCAGAAGACCACCAACAGCCATCCAGAGCTTTCTCGATTTCAGTTTATCTTTCATCTTTATTATTTTTTATCAGTTGTCTTATCTTTAATATGATATAAACGAGTGAGGCAACCGAGATGCAAATATGGAGTACAGTATCAATCTCCAACATCCAGTTGCCTAGACCACTCGCGGAGGCAAACCCCACTTTTATATCATTAAAATCAATCATTCTAATTCTCCTCCAGCTTCGCGGCTTCTACCTCTGCCTCGCGCCGTTCGCGTTCCAATTTAGAGTCAGGGTCTTCGGGCCAGTTCGCAGTAATCGCCATCAGTGATTCTATGCTGGTAGCCTCCTCGATCTGT